CAAAAGATAAAAGAGACGCACACTTTGCTAAAGGTAAGAAGAAAGCAGACAATGATCCGTCTGCATATAAACCTGCGCCAGGTGATGCAGATGCCAAGACCAAACCTTCTAAGTATACAAATGCTATCAAAAAAATGTTTGATGAAGAAGACGCAGTGGCACGTGTCAAGAAAAAACATGATAGATTTAATGATGCGGAAAAAGCAAGAGATGAACTAATCAAGACAAGACAAGATAAAGAAATGGATCGTGCTCGTACCAAAGATACAAAGCAAAAGAACAAGGAAACAAGATGAGTTTTAGAAAGTTTTATGACGGTCACGAACAGTTAAATGAGGAAACTCCTCATGATCGTAAGCAGAGAGCAATGGTCGTAAGTCTGTCTCAAGCATATCGCATGTTTATCTCTGGTATGAGAGATAACAATAAAACACGTATGAATAATGCAAAAAAAAGAATAACAGAAATAGAATCTAAGTTAGGGTTACCTGCACCAGGAGGAAGACTATGATAAAATTCAATGAGTACATAAAAGAGGATGCAGGAAAGTCTCTTGCTGATAAAGCAAAGAAGTCTGGCATATCTGTTGGAACATTGAAAAAAGTTTACAATCGAGGAGTTGCCGCATGGAAGACTGGTCACCGACCAGGTACAACTCCATCACAATGGGGACATGCACGAGTAAATGCATTCATCGTGAAAAAGAAACGCGGTGGACTTAATCACGATAAGGATCTGGCATAATGGATGATAAGAAAACTCCCAAGTCCTTTAAGGATCTTAGGAAACCCACAAAGATTGTTAAAAGTAAAAAGACTACTGCACGACTAAGAAATGCGGCAGGGTTGAAAAAATTAGGTTCTGTATCTGATGCAGTGGTTACACGTAAGATGCAAAGACGAGCACTTGCAAGTCCTGCCGCAAGAGCAAAACCAAAGAGTCAGGTATCTTTACCCAAGATGCCTAGTTTGAGTATAGACAAAAACAAAAACAAAAAACCTCTAAAAGATGCATTTGACTTCAAGGTAAACATAGATGGGTTCCCAGAAATGTTCATGTCTGGTAATTCGCCAGGTGAGGTCAAGTCTCATTTACGTAAGTTAGTAAAACAACCGTCAATGATTCAATCAGTAGATCGAGTCACCAAACACGATAAGAAGAAACATCATCGTGATAAAGTGAAAGAGTCTGTAGAAGAGGGAATAAAATACACTCATGCCGCAATTGATAAAAGTGGTAAAGTGATTGGTATGGCATCACAAGAGTCTGACGCAAAAGATATGGCAAGAAGAAACAAAGGTAGAGTTGTGAAACTAAAAAAACCTATGTCAGACAAGAAGGGTGATATGATGATCAATCGCCCATTCAAAGAAGGTGGTATGAAACGTAAGTCTAGTGGTGACGGTATGGATACATTCAGAAAGAAACCACCTGAAGTAAAGAAAGCAAATGAAAAGACATCTGGTAAAGTTGACTATGGTTCAGATGAGTCAATCAAGATAATGAAAAAGAAAACACCAGGTGAAAAGAATGAACAGAATCGATTTACCACTATGGTTCTACCATCTTTAAAAAAGGCAAAAGACGCACTAGCAAGAATCGGCAGTAGAATAATGGGACAAAACCCCACAGGAAACCAACAACGTAAGAAATTTACACCAGGTATTAGACAGAATATTAGGAATAAACCATCATGACAAGTACATTCAAACAACATACGGCAGATAAGATTGATGATATTTGTGAAGAGTGTGACCTATACGATGATTTAGAATTAGTAGAATCAGAATATCAGGGTAAAAAAGTTACACTGAACAATCCAACTCGTGGTGGTAGTAAGAAATTTTACGTTTATGTTAAGAACGAGAAAGGGAATGTTGTAAAAGTTTCCTTTGGAGATCCTAACATGGAAATCAAACGCGATGATCCTGCTAGACGGAAGTCATTCCGCGCTAGACATAACTGTGACAACCCAGGTCCTAAATGGAAAGCAAGGTACTGGTCATGTTGGCAGTGGAGATCAGGAGCAAAGGTAGATAACTAATCAAGGAAGGGATAATTAATTATGGCGGCAAAGGTGAATGAAAATACTGAGGTAGCATTACCACTTCGTAATATAATTAGTATGATAGCGGCGGCATCAATTGCTACATGGGCATACTTCGGTATTGTAGAAAGACTAAATCAGATCGAAACAAACATCACTATGATGCAAGCAGATCTAGAATTCAATACTGAGTTTAGAATTAAATGGCCACGTGGGGAAATGGGATCATTACCTGCAGACAGTGAACAGTTTATGTTAATTGAACACTTAGCAACTGAACTTGAGAAACTAACAGAAGAAATCGAAAGCGGTCAGGCACCGTTTGATCAACAACAGAAACTTACACTAGAGTTTTATGAGAAGCGAATAAACCAACTTGAAGCGGCACACGAAAAGATCCGCAATGATATAATGGACATGGTACATGATATGAATGGGATGAAACCTACTAGTAAACACAATGGACACTAAAAATGGTAATAGAAGCATTCATTCTTTTAATGTGGTTCGGAGACCCCATGCAACTAAAAGAATACACAGTTCGAGATGGTTTAGGTGATTGTTTAAAAGCAAAAAGAACTATTGAAAGAACCTTGCGAGGCGGTAAGTCTAGCGAATATACAGGTTCTGTTCGACTGGGATGTAAAGAACTCACAGTTAGAGTTAGTGATGATAATTTGTATATAATAAAAGAATTTATTGATGTAGATCCAAAAGACTTGCATTTCCATCATCATTAAGGAAGTAGAGCAATGGCAGATACGACAGATCGTCTAGTACGAATAGAACAAAAATTAGAACGTATGGAAACCGTACTCATTGCGATTGCTCGTTTTGAGGAAAAAATGGATGCTTATAATGAGTATCGTCAAAACTCATGGGAACGTATGAACAAGTTCTCAGAAAAATTAGACAATATCGAAAAGAAAGTCGATAAGAATGCTCATACTGTTGGTATTATAAATAAGGTAGTATATGCGGCAGTTGTTGCCGCGATAGGGACTTATGTCGCCCACATGTGGATTTAAAAGGAGACACTAATGTTTAAGAACATATTCAATGAGTGGACTAAGGCACAGACTGAAGTCCCAATGGAACAAAAAGAAGACTATGATCCTAAAAAAGATCATAACATGGATCCTACGAGTCATGTCACAAAAGACAAAAAGACTGGTATGTTTTGTGTGTATAATATGAAAGGCAAAAAGGTTGCTGAGTTCAAAACAAAACCAGAAGCAGATGCGTATGCTAAAAAGAATCATGATGCCTTGATGAAAAAAGAAGGTACGCCAGAAACATTAAAAATAGTAGGTGCACCTCCAGGCATTAAACCTGGCAAGAAAAAAGTAGATGAAGCAATGGATCCTGTAGATAAAAAAGAACTAAAGGGTAAACACAAAGACCGCAAAGACAAAGACATCGATAACGATGGAGATGTTGACAGTTCCGACAGATTCTTACACAAGAAAAGGAAAGCAATTTCTAAGGCAATGAAAAAAGATAAAGAAGGTGAAGTAGAAATGAATCCTAAAATGGATAAGGGCAACAAGGCAGAACAGAAAGAATCTCGTATTCGGACTGCCTTGAAAAGCGTTCTATCCGAAAGATCGCAAACTGCAGGAGCAACCAAACCTGAAACTATGGATGATAAAGTAAAAGGTAAGGGTGCGAAGGATATGATGAATGAACCAAAAGAAACAGATGATACTGTAACAAAAGGTCATGACGATGTATCCAAAGCAGGTAAAGTTACTAAAGCGGCAGGACAAAGAAACGGTGGAGATCAAGTTCGTTCTGGAGATCAGAACATAGTGAACTCTGTGGTCAAAGCATTAAAGGGAATGAAGTAATGGCAATACACCCCCCATCACATGCCAAGGATGCTGTACCAACTCATTCGGGTTGGCGACATCCAAAAACAAATGAACTTCTGAAAGCACAGAAAATGACAGATGCTCAGATCAATGAGTATCTTGGTGTTGCAGAACCAGTAACGTTGACAGAGTCTCCTACAACAGAAACTGAGTTTGCGGAAGAACATTTAGAAGACATGACTAAGGTCGAACTAGAAGAACTAGGTCGGGAACATGGTATTGAATTAGATCGAAGAAAGAAGAAATCTACTCTGGTCGAAAGAGTTAAGAACATCTTACCATAATATATAATATTGTTATGGATCAATTGAATAAATCAAACTTGATGCTATATGCGGCAAGACATTATTATAACCCTCGGTTCTCTGATATAGAAGAGTTCAACGAGGATTTGAAAAGGTTTAAATATGTCAAGCGTTTGTTGAATCGTTACTTAGATGAAGGTAATCTTTCTGAACGCTTGATACTAAACCACTTGATAATTATATTCAATGTTTTTGGTATAGAACCATCAATAAACATGATGCAGGTAAAATTAGACGAAAGGCACTGGTCAGTAATAAAACCTTTTTTAGTATTTCTAAGATATATTACTAATGATCAACTCGTTGGAATAACTATGGATACAAAGGTAGTAGAGGCACTAAGGAAGATATAATGGGAATTCTAAAATCTGCGGCAGATACAGTCTATGCTTTTCGTTTTATAAGAATGCTTGTGATGAGATGGGAAAACTGGGATGCGTATAAAGAAGGTATTATAGATGAAAAGGGAAAGCGAGTAAAGGGTGTTACGATCAACACTATTGAGAAACAGTCTGCTTGGACTCCTTTCATTCGCTTGTGCGCTAACATTAAAAGGATCATATCAAAAGCACCTGGAGGGGGAACTAGACTCGGAAGTTTTGCGTCAGCACTCTTTCTCATTAAGGAAAAAACAGGAATAACAGATTCTCAACTAAAAAAGATTTGTGAAGAATTCAACATAGAACCACTAGACTTTTTGAATGAGAACAGCGAATGGTTTGTGATAGAGGATAAACAACTTGCACCAGGTGTGTATAGAATTAATAATGAAAAGGCAGTGAACAGTAGCATTGAAGTTATTTGCAAACCGAAAGATCAGATACGTGTACTAGACGAAGCGTATCCAGTTGGTGATGTATTTGGAGTTGACGTTTATGAGGCAACCCACATGAGAACGAACCAGAAAATTTACATTACTATAAACGAGATATACAGATGACAGCAAGAAATCCAATCAGAGACAAACTTATCAAGAAAATAAGAGACTCAGGTGTTGCACCAAAGGGAACATCTATGTCTAAAGATGGTGTGAAAGAAGATCCTTGTTGGGATACCCATAAACAAGTTGGTATGAAAAGAAAAGGAAACAAGATGGTTCCTAATTGTGTGCCTAAAAATGAAGAAAGATCTCCTGAACAACGTGCCGCAATCGCAATCAATAAAAAGAAAAACGTAGATGAACTGTCTTTGTCCAGAAAGGATATAACCAAATCTGGAATCAATCCAACAGTATCTAAAGATAAAGATAAAATCAAAAAAGATCTTGATAAACTAAGAAAGGGTTTGAAAGATCAATTAGATAAAAACTCTGATGCAGGTGATTTCATAGATGATTTCAAAAAGTCAGACGCACCACAGTTCAAAGGTAAATCAGATAAAAAGAAAAGGGATATGGCAATAGCGGCATATCTAAGTAGAAAAGATCAAAAGGAGAGTGTTGAAGAATCCTTCATGTCACGAAGACCTGGTAACCAAATGTCTGACTTGTACAAGTTGTACTCCATGGCGATGAAAACGATGCCAGGATCTCCAAAACAAAAAGAGATTGAAAAAAGAATTACTGCGTTGAGAAAAGAACTCAAGTTGGATGAAGATGTTCCTGCTAACAGTACTGCCGATATTCCTAATCCTGCAGATACTGTTCAAGGTCCTAGAAAGAAAAAGAAAGACAAGAATAAACCTCAGTTAGTTGTTGATCGAAGATTTACAAAGAAAAGTGGACAACCTGTTTTACTTAAAAAATTCCGCGATTACAATACAGATAAAGGTATATCATGATCCATGAGTCGTATTCGAGATATTGCTACCATACTGTCACAGACAGAGCAAGAGAACCCAGATAACCTCGCTATAGTTAATACAGGTTCAGGTGCAAAAGTAACAGTTATAAATTCTTTAGACTCACTACCTATAACTGGTTTGTCTTCTGGTCAGCAAGCATATGTCACTTCAATTAGTAAACTTTATGTTTCTAATGGATCTGGTTGGTATAACACTGCAGTAATAAACCAAGATCCTAATTGGGACTCTGTACCACTTAGCGAATACACTATTGCTGATTCTGTCACACCTCTCATTATCATAGCAAAACCAACAGACTCTGATAATATAAATTTATTAAATCAAAGTGTGGCAAGTGACTCTGCCCAGTACATGGTTGACATAACCATAGATTCTTCCGTATTTACATTTATTCCAAAGAGTGCTGATTCTGTAGGAGAAGCAGTAAATGCAGGTAATCTAACAGATTCCAATGGTGATTTTATTTACACGTTTAAGTGGTCGGATGGTGTTAACTTTGTCACTCAACAAGCAACCATAAGTTATAGTCCTAAACCGCCACCGACAGGATTTACTAGAGGACTTATTAGTGGGGGTACATTTGGATCAGGTGGTTACTCCAACATAGATATGTTTACTTTGGCAACTGGTGGTAGCACTACATCGTTTGGGAATATGAATATAGGTAGAGGTGGTCACACTGCTTTTGGTAATGCATCTAGATCTTTATTTGCAGGTGGTGAAACTGGCAGTTCTGCTAACTCTGAAGTTAGTAGTGTTGAGTATGTTACTCCTTCGACAACTGGAAACGGAGCATCGTTTGGAAATATGAATGCAAACAGAGCATGGATGGGATCTGTTGCAAATCTTACAAGAGGGGTGATAGGTGGTGGTGCAGACTACAGTCCACCAGGTGGTGGAGGTAGTTGGACTGATTATAATAGATGTGATTATTTTACTTTTGACACTCTTAGCAGTTCTACTTACTTTGGTTATATGGGTGGTTACGCGAGAGGAACAAGTGGTGCCGCTAATAGTGGAGATAATACCTATGGAATATTCGTAGGAGGAATCAATCCAAGCACAAGTGCTTATGAGTCATCTATGCAAAGAATTACAATTGATACTACAGGTACTGCAAGTACTGGTTTCGGTAGTTTTGGTCAGACGCAAAAAGCATATGCGGCAGGTTGTGCAAGTAGTTCGCATACATATTTTGCAGGAGGATTGTACCCTACAATAGATGATATTGAAAAACATTCTATTACTTCTGGTGGATCGGCAACAAATATAGGAAACTTAAGTGCCGAAAAATATTCTCTTGCAGGTACACAGGACGAAGGAAATTATGGATTCTTTTCAGGTGGATATGGATACACATACTATAGCAACATAGAACAAATAAATTTTTCTTCAGACGCAATCGCGGCAAACTTTGGTTCAGGACCTAACAGGTATAGATTAGCATCAACGTCTGGGGCAGGATCATGACCGTAAGTAAAGCAAGAGACATAGCAACCTTCTTAGGTAGAACTGATAGTGCGAATCCAAGTGGAATTCGTCTCATGAATTCTAGTGAAATTCCTAATGTTGATAGTGCCAACATTCTTAGTATAAATGGAGTTAACGTTTTTAATACTCTAGACTCTCTTCCCATTACTAATTTAAGGGCAGGGCAACAAGCATTTGTAAGATCAAATAATAGATTTTATATTTCACAAGGTACAGGTTGGTATAATGCACTTGCGGCAACAAACAACGCACCCTTTTGGGATTCCGTTCCACTTGACGAATACAGTATAGTTGATTCGGCAACACCTCTAATTGTCATAGCAGATCCAGGTGACTCTGACGGAACCGAAACATTTGTTAACCAGAGTTTTGGAACAGACTCTGCCCAATACATGGTAACAGTATCTAATGACTCATCCGTATTTACATTCACACCAAAGACCAAAGCAGAGATCGCAACTGCAATCGAGGCAGGAAATCTCACAGATTCTAATGGAGACTTTGAATTTACTTTTAAGTGGAGTGATGGAATTAATTTTATTAGCAAAGCGGCAACCATAACTTACAATACAGTTGAGCGTGGGTTGAGTCCAACAAGTATGCCAGACTATCCTGCCGCCCATATTGATACTAGTTATTCAATGATACATATGAAATTTAATGGAGACGGAACTGCTTTGACGTGGTGGTATCAATATCAAAACATGGAATGGTGGGATCTTTCAACACCGTATGATTTAAGTACAGCAACTATTAATAATTCCAAATCATCATCACCTAATAATTTACTTCCTAGTCCATATGATAATTTCTTATCATTTGACTATAATGGTGATGGTACTAAAATGATAACTCTTAGTTATCGTTATCCATCTGAACCAAAGTTTGGACTTGCAGAATGGAATTTATCTACTCCCTATGATCCTAATAGTAGAGGGAGTTCTCCAAGTACTAATAAATCTATAACTTCTACTAACTGGCAAAACTTAGGGTACGGAACATATAATCATTACTATTACATAGATTGGCAAGCAAATGGTAAGTACGTTACCATTGGTCATGGTGGAACAAATTCAGCAAAAACTCTTTTATTTGAAAACACAAACTTCAGTAATAGTCCTTATGATTTTTCTTCAGTAGATTTTACAAATGTAGTGAGTCACCTCGATCCTTCTAATTTTGCAACTGGGACAAAACGTAACACTTGGTTTAGTGATGACGGCACAGAAGTATGGTTTCCTAAATCTAGTGGAAAAGTTCTAAAGGCAACCTTCTCAACTCCATGGGATTTTAGTACAGTGTCTGACGTAGCAACTACAGCATTGACAGAAAAGAACTTAGGAAGTACAGGAGTAAATAGTGTTGGTGGAATTCAAGAGTTGATAGTAGTACCCAGTGTAA